CGGCAGCCGGGTGCCCTCCAACGCGGCATGCGACGGTCGTACCCGGTCGTCGCCCACCGTGCGGTACGTGTAGCCCCACAATATCGACTCGATGGCCGGATCGTTTCGGGCAGCCGACCGCCCCGCCGCGTACGCCAGGGCCGCGGTACTGCGGAACACCGTCTCAGCCAATGCCGGCCGCAACCCGGCAAGCCCCGCACTTGTCAACGTTTCCTGGATCAGCTTCGTGCCGCCCTCGACGTGCAAGCTCTGCCGGGTCGCCTCTTCGATTGCCTCTGCCACAAGCAATGACGTTCGGCGGCTGACGCCACGCAATATCTTGCCCGCCGCGGTATCGTACGTGCGAGTCAACGCCCCCACCTGTTGCGGGCTGAGGTTGTTCAGCTTGGCGACCGTCGCCAGGGCCTCATCGTACAGGCCCATGCGAGTCTGTCCCTTCAACGCCCGCGTGGCGCCCAAGATCACCCGCCGCTGGCCCAGCAAGTGTGATAACGCACACCCGTCCGTCAGGCTCGCTTTTAGTCGCGCGATATACGATTGGATCGCTTCGCCCGGCTTGGCGGCCGTCCGATACGCGGCCACCAATCGCGACAGCAACTCCCGGCCGGCAGCCCTCAGTTCCGGCAACGCCAACCGTACGGGAACCTCTCGCTCCCGGTCGATCTTGGCTATCAGCTTGTCAGTCGTCCCTACCACGGAACGCCCTCGATACAAGGGACGCCGCTATCCGCCCTATCTCGGGATCTACGTCGCCGTCGCCGCCATCCTGCAATTGGTCCAGGTCGTCTGCCGCTTTGGGCAAGCCAAGCTGGTCAAACACGGCATCTATGGCCACCCATTTTTCAAACAGCGCCGGCTGCTCGCTCAGTAGTTTGGTCATCATGCCGCGGAGCATCTCCCGGGCCGGATTGGATAGCGGCTCGGGACTCACCCAAACCGAACCGGCCGCCTCCGGCCCCCAATTCCACACCAGCAGCCGGTCAACCAAATAGGCGTTGACCGTCTCGACTAGCCACTCGCTGTCCTGCTCGGCTACCACCATTGCCAGGTCGGTCTGTGATTCCGCTTCGGCCTTGGTCCCGTACTGGCCTTCGGTGATTGCCCGCTCCGGCATCAGCCAGCCGCGGGCCATCAGGCTCTCTTCGTGACGCATTTGGGCGACGAACTCCACGCCATGCCGCTGCTTCGTCTCCAGGAACCCGATATGCCAGGCCTTGAGCTTATTGATATCAACGCCGCGGTTCAGCAGGTCCTCAGCGTATTGTGCCAGCTTGTTCGGCATTACCACGCCGTGGCCCTGGCCCAACTCACGCAGCACTCGCTTGGCGTGATCGAAGTTGTCAACGTCCGCCCCGTGTTCGTCTTTCGTCTCGCCTTCTGGGTATTCGATCATGGGGATAACGCCGCCCACCTTCTGGCAATACCGGCCTTGCTGTTTGTCGATCCCTTCCCATCGCTCCCACGGCTTACGGCAATTCTCCATTCTGGCCCGGCCGTACAGGTTGCCCGCTTCCTGATCGTAGCTGAACAGCAACGTCGCTTCCGGCAGCAAGTCAACCCCCTTCTGCCGCAACCCGGCGTATTGGCCTGTCATACGGTCGGACAGGATCTCCGTGATGTCCACCAACAATGGCTTCGCCTTGCGAATGCCGAGCCGTTCGGCCTTGTCAACCGTCACCGGCTGCCACACCATCTCGAACGGTGACCACCCGTAGTCCAGGGCTCGCAGCCCGTGCCCCACAAGATGCTTGCGGAGCGGGTCCAGTTGGTGCTCGATGAATTCCGCCGCGCCGGCCGGGGCATCCTCGCTCTCCTCGTAGCTCCAGCCCAACGCCACGATAGGACACGTAGCTGCCGCACGGGCGAGCGCGATAGTGGGGTTTGCCCGCATGCTGCGGTAGGTCTGCAGCGTTTTCTTCGAGGTGTCGAAGCCGGGGATTGAACTGCCGCCGCCCATAACCCCGCCGGGCTTCTGGGCGCCCGTCTTGGCCTTGCCGCTCACGGCCGCCTTCATCCGCGCCCACAGCGTGGGCTGGTTACCCTGAATCCGTTGTGGCATGTTGGGGTACCTCTACGCACTGCAGTACGCCGTCCGTTGCGATATGCCCGACGACAATCTCGCCCGGCTGCGGGCTTAGTACCACGCCACCCGATTGCCGGAACTGCAGGTCGTGCGTCGCCAACAGCAGTATCCCACGCAAGCCGTGCTCTACTCCTACCGGCTCGCCACGCGGGCCTACCACTTCGTAAGTCCGCGAGTCGTGGTCCCACCGCAACCGCACTTCCGGCATCGCCATGGCTCACTCTCCATAGCGGGCATGGGGGTCGAACCCATTCCTCCGGGTTATGGGCCCGGCGGCTTAACCGTTTGCCCTGCCCGCGTCAGTTTTGTCCCCCATTGGGGGACAAACTTGAAGCGTCAGCTCCGATCCGGCATCAGATTCGGGCGTCTGCACCACCGCCACCGTCCCGGACGCAGGCTTGACAGGTGGACCGCCATGCACCTGCATCGAGAGCGGCGAAAGCGACAGGCAGAGGATACCCCGCAGACGGGCAGTTACGGGCTTGCCATCCTTGCGGCGTATAACGTACCCGCCTGCCTCGCGATCGAAACTCAACTCCAGATCAGCCAGCATGTCCATTGTTGTCTCCGTGCCGGTTAACCGCCCCCAAACGCCCACCGACCACCTGAGCCATGCGTGATCGGTCGTGTGGGCCGAAGATACGAAACCCGGTACACGTCGGCATCGCTCGCGTGTGTCAGGTCCGGGCTGCTGTTGTCTATCATACCCTTTGCGTCACGTTTGACAAGCCGCAAGTCCTTACGAAGCCGCTCGCATTGCTTCGCTATCTGCCAATGCACCTTGCCCGCCACGTCCAGCAGGGCCATGTTGACGGCGTTCAGCCGATCGGCTACGGGCGGATTCGACGGTGGCACCCGGTGCCGAATCTTCACGTCAGGGAACACCGCCCGCAACTTCTGCGCCAGCACATCGTAGCACGATTCCCCTGTCCCCGCCCACCCGCTACGGCCGGTCGCGTCACCGAATACATGTAGCTCCGGCCATTGCCAGCCGCCCTGTTTGCCCACCCATTGCGCGAACAGATCGACCGCACCACGCACGTCCAGACGCGGACCGTATACCTCGTGGGCCGTCAACAGCATGTCGTCTGACCTGCGGTACTGGCCGAGCAATGCGTGCATCCCGGGATTGATGTTGAAGTCTAACGCCAGGTCCAGCGGCAGGTTCCGGTCCAGCGTCACGGCCGATACCACGTGCCGGGCTTCGTCAAACTGCGGGTACGCCCGCATGCCGCCCAGCGAAATAGCCTCGCCCAGCACGTATTGCCGTTGCAGCTCCTCCGGCAAATTGCGTAGCAGCCCTTCGGCGAACCCGCCCACGTGCGGATTGTCCAGGGTCGAAGCCCGATAGATGACGTGGTCCGCCCCGATGTCCTCATGGAATTCGCGGAATACGGCGGTAGCGTCCCCCTCATTGGTGTACGTGTACAGGCCCTGCCGTAGTCGGGCCCCCGGATGACGGAGCCGGCCCTTGATTTGAGTGAGCGGATCGCGGCTCGGATTGGTCGGGTCGTCACGATACCGGGCCGGCTCGTCACACCAGTAGGCCCCCACCTCCCAGCCGGTGATCCTCTCCGGCGCGTCGGCCGTGCGGACCAGAATAGCAGACGGTTCGTCACGGCTACTGAGTTCCGGCAGGATCAGGGCCGGCGCGGCGTATTTCCCGCCGGCGATGGTCCCCGACGCACGCCATTCCCACTCCAGACCCCACGTCTTGGCCACCCGCTGCAGGGCCGGCACCTGAAAGTCCGACGCATTGGCGTAGGTAGGCGCGATCACGGCCGACGGGCAGCCGGTGGGGCTATCGCCATCGTCCACAGAATTGACGACGTGCAGCCCAAGCAGCTTGCACGCGCCGGCGAACGTCTTGCCCGACCCCCAGCCACCCTCCAGGGCAACGTACGTGTGCTCGTTGTCGCGAAGAAATTGGTCCTGCCCGCCCGGCAGGGGAATGACAAGGCCCGGTGTACGCTGCACAGCAACCATGCCGGCCAGTATACCACACGTGTCCCCCAATGGGGGACATTGCAAAAATGACGGTGGCCACGTCAGTTTCCCGACGTGGCCACCGCTCGGTCAAAGGAGGAGTAGAGAAGCCTCAATAGTGGGCCCCGGGGCACAGCAAACCCCGGGACCCCGTGCGAAGGAAAGGAAAGACCCTCAGTCCTTATCGCTTTCTCCTACAGTCGGCACCCAATCGGGTAGCCGGATGATCTTCTCGCCGTCGTCCGTGCTCAGGTGCGATATCGTCGTCACCGGTAACCTACCTTCGAGCCGGGTCCATATCAATTCCACTGCCCACTTCTCGCCAGCCATGGCGAGTTCCGTTACCCGGGCCACGATCTCGTCCGCCTTCGTCCCTTGCCCGGCGCCTGGTGCGGCCAGGGCGGTACGCAGCTTGTCCGTAAGGGTGAGCCCCTTTTTCGGCCTGCCCTTGGGATTCCCGGACTGGCCCGGCTTCCACAGCCAGGGCTTGTCGGCTTTCTGATTTGGCTTCTGCTTATCAGAATCACCCATACCCCCATTCTACGGCTCCGGGCCCGGTTGTGCCAACCCGGGTTTTGTCAACCACGGCTGACAAACGGCTACCCGAACAGTTCGCCTTGGCACCCGCCCGGGCTCACCCATACTATCTCGGTACGCGCCTGCATTCTCAATGCTGCGCCTTCGCCCTGTATGCCGCTTGCCCGCGTTCTGCCCGCCGCATGACAAGCCGTCTCGAACTCGTACCGCCGCCAGCCGGCCTCGGCTAACGGCACGCACACGTCGTTCGGGTAAGACGACAGGACCGCCATGCCCCGTATCCGCAGCAACTGGGCCACGAGGTCCGCGTGGTCCTCGTCGGCGAGCTCGTGCGCGTATTCGCCGTCCGAGCGCGTGCCGTGCGGGTAGGGCGGATCGCAATAGAACAGCGTATCGGGCGTATCGTAGCGTTCCAGCACCACCCGCCAGTCGGCGTGCTCGATCTGTACCCGCTGCAGCCGGGCGTGGACGGCGGGCAAGTTGTCAACGCACGATAGCCACGTGCTGCACGTCTCTGCCATGCCGCGTCTTGTGTGCGTCACCACGCTACC